CCACTACATCGGCAGCCTGTACGGCTTCCTCAGCAACAGCCTCGGTGGTTGTTTCATCAGCCATCACGGCCTCCTGATCTGTCGTTGGTTCTTCCTCATCCATCCCGGAAAGGAAACATGCACCACTGCGGAATGCTCACGCAGGGAAAAATGGGCAAAGCGAAGGCCCGCCGAGCGTTTGCTCGTGCGGGCCCTTCGATGTCGCGTTATTTCTCTATTCGATCCAGGTATCTGGACCATGCCTCGTAGCTTGGATCATCCTCGCCAATAACAGCGGATCCGTCGCCTATAGTGCCATCATCGCTCTCAGCGCGCTTAGGCACCCAGAGCTTGCCGTCAGGCAGCCTTTGCGGTTTCACGAGCAACCCCTATCTCGATTACGGATCCGCATTTGCCGCGGCACACCCAGCCGCGCGGGGCCAACCGCATCGGCAGTTCGCAACACTCCTCCACGATACCGAGGAACGGTGCGCGCGACCCCGACTTCGGGTAGTGCTGATGCGTCCAGCCCGTCATGCAAAGCTGATCCATCGCATTAAGCATGGAGTACGCGGCAATGTCGCGCTCCGCCAAGTCCTTCCAGAATGTCGGCGAGTCGTATCCTGCCGGATAGTTGGTGCCAACGGATGATCCGTCAGCACCAACCCACTTCCAGTCATCATCGCCAGCAGGTGTGATCGTGACGCTTTCCTCGCAGTGACCGCATACAGCTTCCATGCCCAAAACCTTCCCTCGATGCTTAAAGATACTGCACTGTAACAGTATTTCTAAGTACCAACAAGGGTTAGCCCATGGCTTCGCGTTCGATCTTCTCGAAGTAAGCGATGATCCCGCGGGAAGCCTCCATCACAGGCTTTCCAAGCCTGTCCACGCCGAGCGCCTCTGCGACACGGATGTCCAAATTATCCGCGACTCCAAGCGCCCGATGTTTCGTGAACGCCGCGTAGGACTCCGCGAATCCTTCGGAAAGGAATCCGCTCTGGTTCCCGTCGTAGGTGAAATAGGGGTTCATGTTTGCAGACCCGTGCATGGCGTAGAATGCGTCTTGCCATTCCTTAGTGTCACTTGCCCGAGCCCCAAACTTCTTGACCAGCGCGTGGTCGAGTGCGTGCGCCCCCTCGTGAAGCGCAAGAGAAGTCGCTCCATGCCCCTTGCCCCCGCCGCCACAAGCGCAAACCTTCGCGTTTGGGTCATAGCCGCCAGGGACATTGTCCCAAGTCTGACCATCCGCCCAGCCTCGCGGCTTAACGCCTGCAAGGTGGCCCTGATTGTCAAGCTTCGGCATGGCCTTATCACCAACATAGAACCCACCGCCCGGCGTTCTAGCGAAGTGCTCCCGAAGGGTAGCGTGCGCTTTCGAGTCGAACATCTCTAGGTCTGTCAGGTGAATGCGCGCCACCTCTGAATCATCGGCGATGTCCACGGCCTTACCGTAGAACTCCAACGGGTTCTGCGGGTTGAACGCGGGCCGAAGACCTGCATGCACGTCAACGTCGCGGCCCGCTCGCCAGCGCTGCACCCTATCGGTCGGCTGCGGCTTGAACGTTACAGCCCTCGCCGCGTCCTTGGGCGCGACGATCAGATTGCGGTACTCTTTCTCAACTCGCGCCGCAACCTCCGGCGTGACCTTTGCGTTCTTCGCGTTCGTGAACGGGTTACGTCCAGCACGGACCGCATCCCAGTTGGCTTGCGCGTCGAACACGCGTCTTTCGGCGGCTGTCATGGTGTACCGCGAGTTCGGATCCCTCACTCCGGTCTCACGCGCCTTTAGGACGGCCTCGCGTGCGCCAACACGCCTGCCGCCGCCACCGAGTTGCCCGAAGCCCTCAGCCTGCCCACGAATGACGCCCAAGGGGTTCTGGCCGCCCGGGAGGATGTAGCCGTAACGCTCCAACTCAGCCAACGTCGCCTCGCGACTAAGGCCCTTAGCATAGATAGCCTCGGGCGTTGCGCGCGGACCCTGCCGGCCAAAGTTGCCACGCTTCGAAGTTCCCTCAGACGTGACCAACCCGCCCGGCTTCACGCCGCGGCGACTATTAACAACCTGGAAGATGTCGCTGCCGTCACGGATCGCCTGAGCGCCCGCTTTCGTATAAGCCTTGTCTTGATCCTCAGGTGACAAAGACTTGAAATACTCGTACGGGTCATGCATTAGGCCCTCGGACTCGGCGGCCCTAGTCTGCGTCGTCTGCACATGCACGCAATCGCACTTCGGATGCCGATCAAACCCCGCATTCCAGCGATAGAAGCGGCCCGCCAAGATCGAGCAGCGCGAACACGATGGCGGGTTCAGCATGCGCACATACCCGACGCCGACGCGCGTAGCAGTGTCCACGCCGGCGGCAGCCCGCCCAGCGTCGGCAACTTGCGTACGCGCAATGGTTGCAAGATGCTTGGCGCCCGATTCCAGAGCAACCGCCGGATCCATCCCGCCCGCAATAAGCGTCTTCGCATAAGGCACAGGCGAATACAGCAAACCCGCGAGCGAGCGGCCATCCGAAGCGACACCCGCAAAGGCGGAAGGGTCTACGAAATGTTCCGGAGCGCGATAGATCCCCTGGCCTGCTAGCGTAGCCGCGCCATATGACGCACCAGCGGCTGCTGCTTTCACCTGAACAGCGGAAAGCGCCGAAGCGAGGGCCGGTATGTGCTGCGCCCAAGACCCTGTCAAATCAGACAGCCCAACGTCGGCCCACAACTCAGAAGCTGCCAAGACAACAAGGCCCTGAAGGCCTTGCATCTGCTTATAGTGGGCAACCGCGGCATCCGGAATCATCGCTACCCTCCGTTAACAGCCCTAGCAAGATTCGCAATATCAGGATTCGACTTCGCACGCGCATCCATCTCAACCATGTTGTCCCGCTCCTGCTGCGTGTAACCCAGATCAATCCGGGCCTGCTCCACAGGGATAATGCTCGTCTGAACCTTCTTCACGGTCGCATCAGCCTTCTGCGCTTCGGTAGGTGTGGAAGGATCGCGCCAGACAGTCTCAAGAGTCTTCGCATCCTCGTCCCACTTGCCGTTCTTGAACCGCAGAACAAGGCGCTGCACATCCTCCCAAGACCCGCCAAAGTACGTGTGCTTACGCTCCACACGCTTCACCAACTGAGTCTCAGACGAACGAATAGCATCAGCCGACGCCGGATTATCACCAACAAACGACAGGTAGTGCGGGGGGAGCGCGAGCATCTGAGACGCCAACTGCGCCAGAAGCTTGATCGAGTTATGGAAGACGGACAAATCCGCTTCCTGGAACTGACCAAACTTGGCCTGATCATTCTCAGAACCCCACAACGTGCCCGTATCACGCGACCACGCACTAATCGGGTTCCCGTCCTTATCAACAAAATCGTCAGCCTTCAAACCAACAGCCCAACGCCGCGGCATCGCATGATACTCAGCGGAAACCATCATGTCCGTAGCCATCTTGTTAGCCGCATCAGCAACCGGAATCACATCCAAGAACTCAGACAACCCATCAGGCCGCAGAATCCGGGGACGATTCACTAGGGGGACAACCGGGACGCGCCCAAGCTCGTGATTATCAGCGGCGCCCGTAGACAGCCACTCCTTACCAAACGCAAAAGACTCCGTCGAATCGGGCAGGTACAACGTCGCCCGCTGAACAACATCCTTGCCCTCCCCCTCCTGCCACCGCTTCACAGCAGCAGTCACACGGCGAGTCCGCGGATCCCGCTCAGCGAAGACTTGGAACGGGCTCTCAACGGTCACAAGAGGGTCATCGGACTCGGCATCGCTACCGACAATCACATACGAACGACCCAAGACAAGAGCGTCAAGGTGGGCCTGCTGCGCCTGCTCGTCAAGCCCATTCGCCTGCCAAATCCGCCACAGCTCAGCATCAGACGACGAAGAACCCCGATAGCGGAAACCCTCAACATCTAGCCGGTTCTCATACGCCTCAGCACCAAACCGGAGCCAATTCAACACAAGCTGACTGACCCTGTCGCCAATCTCCGCCTGCATCACCGGAGCCATGTACTTCAACGGCTGCGCGCCCTCAAAATACTTATCAACCCGATCAAGGCCAGGAATCAACCCAGCAAGCTTCGTATCCAACCGAACAAGGGCCGTAACGTCAGCCATCAGGCCCTCCATCGTCTAAGAAACAACAACCCGCCGCCGTTTCGGTGGTGGTGCCGGTTGCCAACCGCTCTTTAAGGCATCAAGTCGCGCCTGGTTGGACATGCCACCAGCCATTGCAAGGTCAATCTTTTTGTCAGAGTCGTGACGCTCTTTGCGGACAACCCAAAGCGGTTTGCCCTCTTCGTCAACCATCTTGATTTCATGCTTCTGCGCCTGCCCAAGGTGCTCGGTCAGGGCTTTATGCCCGTCGCCGTAAACCTCGCCCGTGAAGATGGCGCGCTGATAGGTGCGGCACATGTAAGCCGTGTTTCGCAGGTTTCGGGAGTCGTTGTAGAAGAACAAGACCGTTTTAGGCCCGAACTTGGAAGCCAGCTCGGAAAGTTGCTCATCCCAGCCCATAGCGGGGTCGCCATACATGCGGACAACCTTGAAACGCCCAAAAACGTCCTCGCAAGTCGCCTCAACCTCGGCAGGGTCAACCGGGTTGTCCTCATCCGGCACCCACAGCCCCAGCGGGACCTGCAAGCCGGTAGACATCTCAGTAGCGACAAGCGCCGTCGTATCTTTCCAGCGGGAACCGTCGAACCCGAGGGAAATTTCGGCACCCTCAGGGATCGTCGCGCCCTCTACGGCGTTCTTAGCCCACGCCTTCACGTCGTAAGCCTGCGCAGCCGCCTGCGTCCAACGGTTCAACCACACGCGCTCCAGGTACGACTGATCGACCCCCGGGCGCTCCCACTGCTTCGCAATGCCGCGCAAGTCGGACCATTTAGCCACAGAAGGCCCGGAAGCCTCCCGAATAGCCTCAATGCGGTCCTCATAGCGGTCAAGATCGTACTTGACGCCAGTATTCGGGTCGTGAGTGCCAGCCTCGCGGTGGAAATAGAACAATTCAGGCTCAGGAATCTCGCCACGGGCGATCTTCTCAGCCTCGTCCTTATCCTTCTCCGCGACCGAACCCTTACCAGGCTCGCCGGCAGTAGTAGTCCCCAAAGACCAAGGATCATCCAACGGACGCTTAGGAAGGTTCGCCTCCATCGTCTCGTAAGCATTAATCGACGTCGCAGAGTCCAAACGGTGCGTCTCGTCGTAATACTGAAACGTCGTACGCGCACCATCACGGGCATTAGGCGAACCAGCAAGCGGGACAGCCTTACCATCCGCACCACGAGCGCCCAAGCGAATGATCCGCTCAAGGCTCGAGTCGAACAAATCCGCGTCAGGGCCCTCAGTGCACACCGTATACAGCACGCCATAAGCCAGCTCGTGCACCTGCTCCTGCGTATACGCAAGCATCGGGCAATACGGATCACGCACAGGACGCCCAACCGGGTTACCTCGAGCGTCCCAGCCGTCAAACCGGACAGGCCCCTCGGGGTGCAACTCAGCGAACGTCAGCCAACCGCCAAACTCCGTCTTAGCCGTACCCTTACGCCACGAAAACCGCACACGACGAAACCGGCGACGGCCAGCAAGCTCATGCCCCTTCGGATAAACCTCATAGGCCTTCCAAATAGCTGCACGCTTCTCATCATCAAGCTTCGCCGGCTCACCCTTCAAAGAACCAGGGCCAAACACGGCCCGATCCTCGATAAGGTCACAAATCTGACCGCCCAAAGAAGGCCACGGCTCCTCATCGAATGAGGGCACAATCACGGTACTCAAAGAGCCCTCAGGACAGTCCTAGGATCAGAGCCGCCAGACTTAGCAGGAGGACGCCCCGAACCGCGGCGCTTAGTGCCACGCTCCACAGCCTCTTCAGACTTCTCAATCTCCCACTGAAGACGCCGGCGGTCGATTGGCGACAAGCCGAACCGCTGCTCCTGCAACCGAATCTCAGCAGACGCCTCTTTGCGCTCCTTGGCGGTAGGAGCAGTCCAGAAATCATCCTGCAACATCGCCAACTTGAACAAGCCGTGACGGTCAGAATCCTCATACTCAGGCGCCATCGGAGACGCCCACAAATCACGCCACCACTCAAGCGTCATCGGGTGCCAATCATGCGCCGGCAACTCAGGCGCCAGAATCGCAGCGTCAGCCTTCAGCGTGGCATTAGTGGAGGTCTTATTCCTACGAGCCCGCGTTCCATTGGACTTAGGGGCAGGACCAGGCATCGTATCAACTCCTTCAAAAGAGGCCGGGCGAAACTCCCGGATCCCGTACAGAGCAAAATCACCC